TCACGGAAAGCTCTTGGAATGTTGTCAAATTCACAGGCAGCGAGACACACATGCTGCAATAAGCAGGTGCCGCGACTGGGCAAGTACACCTCAAGACATACGTTCCCATAGATTCGATTTCCCTGTAAATCATATTTAACTTTGTTGAGCCAGATGTCACCAGATTTGATACTGTAGAGAAGTTGTTCTTTGAATTGACAATCTCTCCACCATTCATCCGTGACGTTAATACAACGTTTTACCCACGGAAGTTCCTGTCTTGATGCAGTAATAAACTCCAGAGCGTCGGGGTGCGAGAGGTCGAGGTGAAGAACAATCGCTCCATTTTTCCATCGACCACCTCTACGAATAACTTCATTGAGACTAGAATATATTTTACCAAAGGAAACAGGACCGCTAGCAGTAACGCCAGAAGGACGGACTGTACCCTTTGGGTCTAATTTGGTGAGGTGAATTGCAACACCTGCTCCGTAACGCAGTCCGTGACTGGCATAGCGCCACGAAGCTTCCAGACCCTCTGGCCCAGAGAGTTCATTTTCCACGACAAAAACAGTACAAGATACAGGAAGCCGTCCTGTTGGATCGTCCATCCAGTTCTGTACACGTCCAGTACGTGCGATAAGTGATGTGGTCATTATTAAACTAAGTCTGTAAGTGTGGGTGGTTTGTAGTTTGGTCCCTTCAGTACCTTTCCGTCTGCTCGGTAGATAGGTTTACCATCATCACCCAGCTTGGACATGTTTGAGTTGTACACACGTCGCATTGCCTCATCAAGATCCCACTCTTGTGAAGCAGCCATTTGGTAGCAGACAAATACAAGGTCAGCTAGTTCTTTTAACTGATCACACTCATCCTCAAAGTAAAAGGCTTCGTGGAACTCACTCCACTCTTCATCGATCAATGCTTTCTGTACTTTGCGTGCTTCGTCACCAGTCTGATTTAGGGAATAGGCTTGCCGGAACCGATCTGCTTGGTCCATCAAGCTCTGACTCTGCATATGCGTGCTGTAACTCATTTTGTAGATAGTGGATTGCTTTTTTTAGATCTTCTTCTTTGCTGTCCTTCCAACCTGCTCGGCAGATGTACTTAACAGCACAGCCCAGGTGGTAGTTCAGGTCTTGGTCTCTGATGAAGTCCCAGACTTCTATGGAACCTCTGGTGTAGTAGGCGGGTGAATAGGCCATTCTTTAACTAGGTTTGATACGGTATTACAAAGAACATAGTTCTGATGTTGTAGTGCAGTCATAAGAGTAATTAGATCCTCTTTGTCTGCCTTTGGTAGCAGGTCATCAAGCCTTCTCATCTTGAACTGCTGTTCCATAGTCAACTCGGTAACCGGGGGTGGGGGTCCAAGGTATGACTCGTCTATTAATCTGGTCATAATCATTACATGTAAGGATGCGAGCTAACCGAGCGTTAAGTAGAGCAACCTCCTCATCGAGTTCCTTCTCTTCAAAGGCTTCTACTACTGTTTCCCATGTGTATCCGTTTTCTTCAAACAAACTGACGGCACGCTTGACGCCGTAGCCGGGTACGCCGCTGTAGCCATCGGTCTGGTCACCTGCGATTGTCTGAATTAGATGCCATCGAGCACCTTCTACAGGGTCAATCAAGACTGTTTCTTTCATGTCATATACCCTTCCGGGTATTTGTTTCATGTCTTTGTCCGGCGAGCAGATAATATTTCCTGGATTAGCTGTGGCATAGATGCCCATAGCATCGTCTGCTTCTAGCTCATCCATAATTTCTACTTGGTATTGTTTGCCTAGTTCTCTGATGACACGTTTGTATCCACAGGGCTTCTTTCTATTTCGATGACCCTTGTATTCCGGGTAAATTTTTTTCCTAAAATTTCTAGAGTCACTGAAAAATAGTATAACTTCAGGCTCATCCCACATAAATTCAGCCTGAATTCTTGTGATGTCCTTTGCTACATTTTTATAAGCCTCAGAGAATTTACTGGTTACTGTGATTACATCATCACCCCAGTCAATTTCATCTTCAGCTCCTGCACAGCCTTTATAGACAATATAATCTGCGTCAATCAGTAGTTTCATTAGTGGACCTCTGACCAGTCTTTCCCTTGCTTAGCTTCTGCTGCGATTGGGATTCGTAAGTTGTAGTACTCTCCAGCCGCTGCAGCGCTAAATACCAGGGATGCTGATAAATCTGCTGCGTGTTCGGGAGCACACTCGAATTGTAATTCGTCATGTATGAATGCGAGTTGTGATGCACACAACCCTGTTTGTTTGATAGTTTCGTCGTTGATAACCATCCACCGCTTTGCTACCACTGCGGCCGATGACTGCAGAAGATAGTTCAAAGCTTTGTGAGGACTGTCTACTTTGATTGGTCTTTTATCAATGCTTAGAAGAAACCCTTTCTCCGTAGCTTTCTTTTTGACTGCTTCCAGAAGTTCCGCAAGTCCATCAACAGCATCAACAAATGCTTCTCTAATTTCTTTGCCTTTCTTTTTAGCTTGTTTTTCACTTAAGGTTGGGTCATAGGAAATCCCAATCTTGGCATTGCCTGCTCCATAGAGGAAGGCGTAGCTAACGGTTTTGACAGCACGTCTGGAGATGCCAATTTTGTCGGCATTAACTTGGTGAATGTCTCCATTGAGGAGGATATCTGCATAACGGCCGCCATCAATGTTAGCAAGGTAATGAGCGAGCATGCGAAGTTCGATGCCAGCAAGATCAGCACCAACCATGAGTTGACCAGGGGTTGCTGTGAAGAGTTTTCTGAAGCGTAAGTCACTTTTTGTCTGTCCAAGATTTGGTTTACGGTGCGCGGCGCGATGAGTGTTCGTTGCAACACTGCAGTGATGATGTATCCGGTTAGCATTCGTATTCAGCTTGAGCCATGCGTTGGTGCCTTCTGAGATCATCCCCAAGCTCTTCGTAATATCGAGACATTTCAGAAATTCCAAAGCAATCGATGGTCCACCTGATGCAGCCATCTCCTTCAATACAATCTCGTCGATAATCGGCTTCCCAGTAGGACTCAGTTGAGTCGGCTTCCAGCCATAAAATGTTTGCAGGATCCATGAAATATGATCTCTTGATGTGGGATTTAGTTCTCGTAATCTGGTACTTTGAGCGCCTTTGACATAGCCTTGGGACCTGTTATCTCGTTTAGGAGTAAATAGTGGTCCTGCAACGAAAGGGTGCCTGTTATGTAATAATTTACTAGTTTCCTCAAGCTCTTTTCTGAGAGACGATGCAAGTTCCCATGCAGCGCGTTCATCAAAATACCATCCATGTATTTCTTGTTGTGTAAGTATCTGGGCAACTTTGTGCTCTAACGAGACCCAGTCAGGTAAGGGCGGAAGTGTTCGCATAGTTTGGTGGTAACTTTTACGTCTTGTGCGCAGTACGTCTCCATTTCGGGAGACCATTCCTTCCAGTCAGTAGTCTTGCCAAATTCACCTTTGTATTCTTTCAATCTGTACCCATAACTTTCGAGTGAATGACGACCGTACAGTTGTAAAGGCATATTTGAAATTGATCTTTTCTTATCTATTTCAAGCATGTCTGTGTGGTACAAACGTGACAGCAATAGCGTGTCAATAATCAACGCTTGAGGATCAAACCATGGATATAACTTATGTATGACGGGTAAGTCATAGCCCACAATGTTATGGCCGACAATAACATCGGCATCCTCCAATCTTTGAATACCTCTAGCGATAGGTTCTTGATTACCTTGATCGTTGTAATGAATGGTTTGCTCAGTTTCGCTGTCATGAATGACAAGGCAGTGAATCTGGGTAACATCATTCAGTAGTCCGTCGGTCTCTAAGTCGAATACCAGCATTGTTCCAGTGGTAGGTTTTATCTACAAACTGAGCCTTCTGTACTGCTTCAGGTGTAGGTGGATTAGGTTTGTGTAGTTTTGACTTTTGAAAATCTTTAACCAGGTTTCTATACGCTTCCTGTTCAGCTTCAAAAATCTGATGTTGGATCGAATTCGACATCTGCTTCAGTTTCATTAAATTTACAAGTATTGAGGTCGTAATTCAGTTGGCAAGCTTCACCAACTTCGCCTGAATAGCGATTCTTAAGTACTCGCACTGTTGTAGCATTCCGTTCAGAATCACTCTGTTGGTCTCGTTCGAGTGCGATAACTGCATCGCTAAGTTGGCCAATGCTTCTGCTTCCTCTAAGAGATCGGAGTTGTACACGTCCACCCTCTTCGTGTGATTGTCCATTAGGTGGTGTTGTTGTATGGCATACAAGAAACATTGCTATGCCTGTGCGTTCAACTAATGACCTTAGTTTTGTCATTGTTGTATCGATCATTCGACGTTCGTCGCCTTCTAAACCGCTCAATAAGATTGACAAGTGATCAAGGAAGATGACCTTTGTTTCAAGGCCAGCAGCCATGTATTCAATTCTGTTATAGATGTGGTCAGGATCGTAAGATCCAAACCCGTCAAACAAGTGAAGGTTCCAGTTAGCAAGAGTTTTGTCAAAGATCTCTGTTAGCTCGCTTCGTTGTTGTTCCCCGAGGTGTAGAGACTTTCTAGCGGCGACAGACATGAGTCCGAGTGCTGTTCTTCGATTAGATTCTTCAAGCGCCAGATAACCGCACCGCTCTCCTTTACTGAGAAGGTCAGCACATATTTCTCTGAGAATGGAGCTTTTTCCGACCCCAGAACCTGCAGTAATCGTGACAAGCTCTCCGTATCGGATCCCGTGTAATTTGTCTTGGAGTCCTTTAAATGGGTAGTCATGATCCGCTGGTGGTGATGGTGTAGTTACTAGATCAAGGAGTGTTTTGGCATCAACAATGCCGTCAGGTTGATACTGAGAATGGTCGTAGTTATGTACGGCCCTGATAGCTTCACTATCTCCTGCTTGTAGAGCCTCTGAGGCATCCTTGTAATCCTCTAGAAACCCGATGTAAGCCTTGCCAGGTGGTAATACACTGGCTGCTTCTTTAGCGCCCTTGTGGCCCGCTTCATCGTTGTCGAAAAAGATAACTACTTTGTCGTAGTAGTTAATCCATTCGTAGTTGTTTTGAAAAGCTTTTTTTGCTGATGATGCACCGTTTGGTATAGAAACTACATCCCAATTTGGTTGAGCTTCCCAGACGGACATAGCGTCCATCTCACCTTCAGTAATGACAAGCTTTGAAGCTTTGTTAGTTGTCTTGTGACGGAAGTTCTGCATCCCAAATAAGGACTTAACTTCCCCTTCACATCTAAATTCTTTGTCTTTAGTCCTTACTTTCGCCCCAACAGCTTTGCCATTACTGTCGAAATAATAGTGCCGTAAGAGACCGTTACCGTCTTTGTAGGTTTTATAAAACTCACAGGTTCTTTCTGAGATACCTCTGGATTGCAGTCTTCCGGCTGATCCTTCAAGTTGTACATGATGCACGTGATGATTGTGAGAAACGGTGGAGTCAGCAAATGTGTGTCGTCCACACTTGTGACAGTGTTGGTGGCCGTCTGAGTACTCGCTATTAGCGTCAGACGAGCCACATTCAGGGCACGGTATATGCCTTACAAATTCAGACTCATGTGAGCCATTTGATTGGTATGCTTGCAAAAGAACACCAGGGTATATTTAAGCGTTCGCAGTATTTTGCGTATGTCGTCTTTGATTTCTTGCTGATCGTATTGAAGGGTGATTGAAACACCATGCGAAGATCAAGATCAGGGTTTTGTTGTTTGACTGTCTTAATCTTGCGCCGGTCTGCTGAATCCCAATATCCTTTGCACTCTAGAATTACGCCGTTAGGAAGTACGAAATCAGGAGTATAGATATGAGATATAGTATAATCGACCTTGGTAGATTCATATTCATATTTGACACCCAGATCAACGAGCAGGTCTGCTACCCGCTCTTCAAGACCTGAGCGGAAAGCCATTAGAAGTCGTCGTCACTGTCCTGTGTCTCGTTAGGAATGACATTCGGCTCAGATGCCTTGTATCCAGCAGTCGTACCGAACAGTTCAGCTACGTCTTCAGTAGACATATCGCCTACATCGACACCAGCAGATCCATTGACCGAAACAATTTGGATAGCTTTCAATTTGAGGCTTGATCCATAGGTCACGCCATCTCTCAGGATGTAGGGCTTCTGATAGAAAGCCAACTTAACCTTGCTACCGGAGTAGACAGGTACGTTTACATCTGTGATTGGTGTGCCTTCGGTATCTACAACAGGTGGTCGTGTC